TAATAACCCATAAACCATATATGTTAAACATGCAAACTTATGGACCTCATCATTTACCTGTTGTTAATCCAGATAAAGATTCACAAGCTATGATATACTGGCATATATTGAAAAATAGAGACGGTGAGTCAGGAATTGTAATGCAAATGACTGACATGCTTAAATATAATAGAGTAGATGAGTATGTTAAAAAAGAAGATAACGGACAATTAGAAATCAAATAAATAAATAAATATGGCACAAGAAATTTTAATCATTGGAGAAAGTGGTTCAGGGAAGTCCACAAGTTTAGAAAACTTAAACCCAAAGACAACATTTATAATTAATGTTGGACAAAAACCTATGCCTTTTAGAGGGTGGAAAGGTAAGTATAAAAAATTATCTAAAGATACACCAGATGGTAATTATATAGAAACTGATCAATCTAATACTATAGTTCAAACTATGAAACATATTAATGAAAATATGCCTCATATTACAACAGTAGTAGTAGATGATTTTCAGTACGTTATGGCAAATGAATTTATGCGTAGAGCAAATGAACGTGGATTTGATAAATTTACTGAGATTGGATTACATGCTTGGGAGGTAGCTCACTCAGGTAAAAATATGAGAGATGACATTACATTTGTAATGATCGGTCATGCAGAACAATCGACAGATTTATCAGGTAATAGAAGACTTAAATTTAAAACAGTAGGTAAGTTAGTAGATAATGTTATAACTATGGAGGGAATGTTTACTGTAGTATTATTTACTGATGTATCTGTTAATTCAGATGGTAAAAGAGTTTATAATTTTATCACACAATCTGATGGTACAACAACAGCAAAGAGTCCAAAAGGTATGTTTAGCTTTAAAATACCAAATGATATAGAAACAGCAATAGAAAGTATTAACCAATATTATATATAATTAAATTATGAAACTAGTAGGAAAAAGAACAGAAAGATTAAATTCTTTCGGAGATAGCTTAGCTATCCAATTAAAAGATGAGGGTCAAATGAGATTGTCTCCAGCATTAATGTCTAGATTAAAAGTAACCGCAGGTAATAATAAAATAGGTATAGCTTACCCTGAAGGGGAAGAAAAAGATTTACATATATATACTGCACCTGATGGTGACGGTGTAGCTGTAAACAAACAAGGATATATAAAAAATATACCTCATAATAGAGATCTAAGATCATATATGTCTTTACCAAGTACTGGAGAAGAAGATATGTATGTATGTGAAGAAGAGGTAATATTAAATGAATATCCAGAATATACATTTTACAAAATAACATTAGCAGAAGAAGAAGATGAGTGGGATGTAGACGATTCAACTGTTGTAGAACACGATATTCAAGAGGAAGACACAATTGAAGATCATACAGACGATTCTCAGGAAGTAGAAGAGACTGATAATGAGATAGTTACAGAAGATAAAGAAAATGACGAAAAGTTTGAAGATTTCGATCTAATTTAGTATTTTAGCAACCAATTTAAATTTAAATAAATAATTATGTACAAAATCAATCAAAGCACAAAAGTGCAAGAAGGAGGCTCTAGTTCAGCCATACCTGTAGGTATAAACGAATCATGTTCTCTAATGAATATATCTAAAGAAATAACTAAAGATGGTAGTCCTTATCTATGCTTCTTATTTAATGATGCAAATGGTAACGAACTAAAACACATGGAATTTGATGTAAATCCAGAGAGAGTTAATCCTAAACCAGGAGAGTCTAATGATGAAGCAGTAAAAAGAAGAGTAAACAATATGTTAGTTAGAATTAAACATATATGTACTAAATTTGTAGATCCAGATTCTTTCTCTATACAAGGTAATAACTATGACGAACTATGTGATAGTTTAGTTACTTTTATGGGAACAAAATTTCAAGGTATTCCTGTAAGACTTAAAGTAGTTTATTCATGGAATGACTACTGTAGTTTACCAAATTTCTGTCCATTTATTGAAACTATGGATACTAATCCTACTGGATTAAAGATTAATCCTAAATATGATAAAATGGAAAAAGATAGTGCAGAAGCACAAACGGAAGTAGCATCAACAAATAACGCAGACTTACCGTTCTAAAGATCCACCTTGATTCAGAAAAAGAGGAGATAACAAATTCCTAGAGGACGATTAAGTTCATTCCTAAAGGATGCAACTCCTCTTTTTCTGTTTCTTATTAAAAAAATAAAATATGATTTATAATTTAAGCAATGTCGAGGATTATAAACCTAACATCACAAAACAAGCAATACTTAATGTAACCACTGAAGAAGAAATCTTCAGACACTATTTAGAATTTGATTTTAAATTAGGAAAGATGTATCATAGTCCTCTAAGAGAAGATGATAATCCTTCTTTTAATTTATATTACGCTCCTAATGGTGAGATGAGATTTAAAGATTTTAATGGAGAGCAAGGTACATGTTTTGATCTAGTAATGATACTTAGTGGATCAGGATTTAACGATTGTCTCAAAATAATAAATTCTGATATGAATCTAGGTTTAGAAAATTCTTATAATACAGAAGAAGTAAAAAGAGTTAAATATACAAATTTTAGAAAAAATATACTAAAAGAGAAGAGTGAGTGTTTAATACAATTTAAACCTCAACATTTTACAGATGAAGATATAAAATATTGGGAACAATTTAATATAGATTATAATATACTTAAGAGATATAATATATATAGTTCTAAATATGTATTTGTAAATAAAAAATTAGTATTTACATATTCTAAAAATAATCCTGTATATTGTTATTCATTACCAAACAACAAAGTTAAAGTATATAGACCTATGTCAGATAAAGGAAAGTATAAATGGTTGAGTAATGCAACAAATAATGAAATCCAAGGATTATATCAATTAGAATATGACAGTAATACACTAGTTATAACTAAATCTATGAAAGATGTGATGTGTTTAAGATCGTTTAGAATAGATGCTATAGCTCCTCAAGCTGAGACTAATTATTTAAACGTAGAACTAGCTAATAATGTTACACAAAAATACGAAAAAATAGTTATACTATACGATAATGATGATGCTGGGATCAATGGAGCTAGTGAGTTACAAAAAATATTACCTAATGCTAAAATATCTTTCATACCTATATCTTCAAAATGTAAAGATATAAGTGAGTATTTTAGTAAATATGGTATGGAAAAAACAATTGAACTATTAATAAAAATAATATAATTATGAGTGGTAATGTATGGAAGGTAGTTATACCTAATTTTGAAAATAAGGTCCCCGTTTCGAAAAGAAGAAGAGCAAAATATTTTAATAAGAAAAAAGTAAAAGTTACTGATTTACCTAATAAACATCAAAAATATATATCTACAGGTAAATATTCTTGGGATAAAAAAGGATATTTAGTAGATGACAAAGGTAATAGAGTTTTGGCTAATCCTTTAGTTGCTGGTAAACCTAAATTTTGGACTATAAATGGTCAGAGAATATATGATGGTAGTTTAAACTATCATGTAAGAGCATTTGTAGCTAGGTGGGTACATGCTTATCTAAAACCTTATATAGAAGAGTTACCTACATTTAAATTAAAAGAAGGTGAATATCTAAGAGTTTGGATAGATCTGTATAAACCAGGAGAAAACCAAAACTGGGACTGTGATAATCTATGGCCTTGGACTAAATGGTTTATGGATACTTTGGTAGAATGTGGAAAAGTTCCTGATGATAGTATAGAATTTGTACGAAGTTGTGGACAAATAAGTTATGTGGAATCAGTAGATGAAAGAAAATTAGTGTTTAATATACAAATAATATAATATGGAAGAATATAAAAAAACGTTAGAGGATCACAAATTAAGTCACTCCTCTTTAAACTTATTAGACTACAGTCCTTCATTTTATAGAGAACATATATTAAATCCTAAAGATGAAGATACAAGTTATTTTAGAAAAGGATCTGCAGTAGATTGTTTATTAACTGAGCCTGAAGAATTTGACAAAAGATATGTATTATGTACAACTGAACCTCCTGGTGGTATGTTAGGTGAGTTTATTAAAGTTTATATAAATTTATCTATATTAAAGAAAGAAGATATTAGTGAAGATTATATTAGAAAAACTGCTTATAAAGCTTCTGAATTTAAAATTAAATATGAATCTGTAATTAAAAAGTTTGAAACTACTGAGACACAAGAGTATGTTAAATTTACTCTTGAAAATAAAGATAAAACACTTTTATCTAGAGAAGAGATGACACAAACTATTAATATGGTAAATATGTTACAAAAATGTTCAGTAACAGAAGAGTACTTTAAAGCAGATCATGATCTCAGAGAGACAAAAAATCAATTAAAGTTTGAAATGCCTTGGGTCACTAAATCTGGTAAAGAATATACTATAAGGGGTATGTTAGATAAAGTAATTGTAAACCATAAAGATAAAACTGTACAAGCTATAGATATAAAGACTACTGGTAAACCAGTATATAGTTTTCCAAATAGTTACATAAAGTATGCTTATTATAGACAAGCAGCTATTTACCAATATTTTATTTTAAATAATTTTATGGATCAAATACATACTGATGAATACGAAGTGTTACCTTTTAAGTTTATAGTAGCAGAGACAGCTTGTAATAATAAACCACTGGTATTTGAAGTAAGTGAAGAAGATTTAGAAATAGGATTAAACGGAGGTATATCTAAATCTAGTGGTAAAAGGATGAAAGGATTTGCTGAATTAATAGAAGAAGTAGAATGGCATCAAGAAACTGGTGAATGGGAAATTAAAAAAGAAGTTGTAGATAATAACGGAATAATAACATTAAATGAATTAAAACATGACAACAAGAAAAATTAGAACTAAATTAGTAGGAAAAGAAGAAATATTTAAAGTATTAGCATTAGGAGAAGTTACAAAATTACCTGTGTTATTATTAGGAGATCCTGGTGTAGGAAAGACCCAATCACTTATAGATTTCGCAGCAGCTAAATATAATTATGTCAAATCAGACGTTAAAGAAAAAACTTTTATTATAGAATTGGATGAAGGTACTAAAACTTCTGAGATTAAAGGTAGAGTAAATATGAAAAATTTACTTGAGAATAAAGAATATACTTTAGATGCTCCTATAGCTGATGCAGAGTTTGTATTAATAAACGAAGTAGATAAAGGTACATCTGGAGTAAGAAATACTTTATTATCTGTAATGAGAGAAAAAGCATTATTTTACGGTAATGAGATAAAGAAATGTCAATGGCAAGTATTTGCAGGATCATGTAATGTTATCCCAACTGATGAATTAGAAAATCCTTTCTGGGATAGATTTGTATTAACATCTAAAGTAGATAGAGTAGGCGCAGATAATTTTACCCAGATATGGAAAAATAATACTATAGTTTTAGATATACCTATACCTACAAAAGAAGAGATAGATAATACTAAAGTAAGTGATAAAGGTATAAATAAGTTTATAAAAGTAATATATGATGTAGTATCTGATAGAACAGCTTCATATTTAAAAACTCTTACTAAAGCTGTAAAATTAGTATATGAT